ATCAAAATGCTGAAGATTATACCGATAAATATGGAGTTTGTCATTCAGTAGTAGAAACCGGAAAAAGTTTTATAAATGTACAAGGAGAACTAAAACTCTACGGTGCATTACAGTACTTAGAAAATGAATTTAAGTCAGCAAGACTACTTGGAGAAAAAAACTATTGGAATGCAAGACGTTTAGACCCAATTACAAAAGTAGATGCTTTCAGGGATGAATCAGTTTCAACGATTTTTGACGAAGAAAAAATTAATGCCCAATTAGAGCATAATGAATTATACGATGTTAGAAAAACCCTAACGCGTGGAAACTTTTCATGGGAGGATAATAAACCAGATACAAAAGTAATTTGGACTCCAACCGAAAAAGGACGATTTCTTGTGGGATGGATACCGCCGGAGGATATGCGTAATAAATGGGTGAACAAGCGTAACGAGTTTGGCCACGTATGCAAGCATCCGGATAATGATGATTTAGGGGCTTTTGGAGTAGATACATATGACCAAGACTCCGTACAAGGGAGTAAATTGGAAGATACTGAAAACGGATCAGAATATAGCGGAGGTTCGAAAGGTGCGATGTTAGGATTAACCCGAACTACTATGCGAGATGCTCCGAGTAATTTCTTCTTTTTAGAATACATCACAAGACCACAAACTGCTGAAATATTCTTTGAGGATTGCTTAATGGCTTGTGTGTTTTATAGTATGCCGGCATTGATTGAGAGTAACAAAACGAGATTCTTATTACACTTTAGAAATAGAGGTTATCGAGGATATTCTATTAATCGTTTTGACAAACCTATGAATAAACTTTCTCAGACTGAGAGAGATTTGGGAGGAGCTCCGAGTTCCGGACAAGAGATTATTAATGCACACTGGACTGGAATTGAAAGTTACATCGACAAATACGTTGGAAACTATGCACAAGGTCAAAACACATTTGCAGTTCGCGAAGAAGGAGAAATGGGTTCGATGCCGTTCGATAGGACTTTGAGAGATTGGGCTAAATTCAACGTAGCAAAAAGAACAGATTTTGATGCAACGATAGCATCCGGATATGCGATTATGGCTGTAAACCGAAAGCCTTACATGGAACCAAAAGGAGCAACAAAAGCAGTAAGTATAAAATTCAAACAATTTAGCTAATTATCATGGCAGAACAAAGCACATTTAAAATATCACAAAACATATCTTACCCAAGTCATTTGGATAGTTTTGAAAAAAAGCAAAGTAAAGCTTTCGGTAAAGCAGTTGGGGATGTTATCTACTCTGAGTGGTTTTACAAAGGAGAAGGTAAAAGTCGATTCTATGCCAATAAAGCTATTTTTGACGAAAGAAGAATATATGCCAACGGATTGGTAAACATGAGTAAATACTACTCTAAATTAGGGACTAACGGAGATGTTTCTTTGTTGAATTTAAGCAAAAAGTCACTAACTCGTATGCCGAAAATAGTTGACTTAGTTGTCAATGGAATGGTAAGTAGAAACTACTCTATAAAAGCAAAAGCAATTGATCCGGTTTCTGAAGAAAATAAACAAGCTTATAGAAAACGTATCGAAGCCGACCAAAACACTTTACCAATTATCAAAAAGGCTAAAGAAGATTTTGGGATGGATATTGCAAGCATGCCTATTGACGAATTGCCTCTAAATAAAAATGAGTTGGATATTCATATGCAAATGGAGTGGAAACCTTCAAACTGCTTGTCTAATCAATTAGCCATAGCTACTGTAATGGCTGATAATGAATACAACTTAGTTATTAATAGACAAATCATTAGAGATTTAGTCGTTGACGGTATTGGGTGTAATTTTACCAGGTTAAACCCATCAAAAGGAATTATCCAAAAAAGAATAGATGCAAGTGATTTAGTTTACTCCCCTACTAAAGACCCTTATTTTAGAGATTGTTTTTACAAAGGACATGTGGAGCAAGTTTTGGTGAGTGACATTTTCATCGAATACCCTGAATTATTAGCAGATGCAGAAGTAAAAAAAGAGATTGTAGAATCAGGTTATTCATGGTCCACAATGAATGATTTGTCAAAATCTAATACCTTAAAAGGAAGTACTAATATCTTGTATTTTACCTATAAAACTTTCCGAGAAAGAGCAAGTAAAATAAAAAAGAAAGCAAACGGAGAGGTAATTATAGATAAGGCGAGTGAATTTTTTGATACTTCAAAACCAAAAGACAAAAAAGACAAATATACAAGAGCTTCAGTAGTCGAAGAAGTTTTATTTGAAGGGGCTATGGTTTTAGGAACTAATATTCTTTTGAAATGGGAATTGTCAAAATCAATGTCAAGACCAAAATCAAATACTAAAAAAGTATGTGAGCAATACCATATCATAGCGCCAAACTTTCAAGACGGTATTATTTCGAGTTTAGTTTCGAGAATGATTCCTATTGAAGATAAAATAAATATCACCGAACTAAAAGCAGAACAGATTATCCAAGGAATTACTCCGGACGGTATCGCTATCGACCTTGATGCTTTAGCAGAAGTTGACCTTGGCGACGGTAAAATGCAAACGGTTCAACAAACTCTTGATATGTACCTACAAAAAGGTAGTTACTTATATCGTTCCTCTTTGATTGGTGGAGATTATAACAATGCTCAAAAACCTTTTCAAGAAGTACAAACCGGAGATAGTATTAATAAGCTGTCTGCGCTACGAAATGAAAATAATGGATACATATTAGAACTTACCGACGTAGTTGGCTTAAACAAAGCGAGTGACGCCTCTACTCCTGATAAAGACACTTTGGTTGGTATTCAAAAAATAGCAGCGTATAGTTCGAATTTAGCAACAAGGCACATATTAGACGCTTCGGGATATTTAACGTTAAAATCAGCTACTACAATAAGCTATGCTATTTCAGATATTTTGAAATATTACCCAAGCCTACGCAATGATTTGATTCAGAAAATTGGCGCAACCGCCGTAGAAGATTTAGACTACGTTAAAGATTTGCATTTGAGTGATTTTGCCATATTCTTTGAATTAGAAATGGATGATGAGGAAAGAGCGATGCTTGATGCTGATTTATCATTAGCTATTGAAAAAGGATTCATAGGATTAGATGATAAATATAAAATTAGAAACTTCAAAGTTTTGGACCTTGCTATTCAGTATTTATCGATTCTAATTAAGAAACGTGCCAAAGTAATGCAAGAAGAAAAAGCACAAGAAGCACAACAAAAAAGCGACATGGATATTAGAACAAGTCAACAAGCTAATCAATTCGCACAAGAAACTATTCAACTACAAATGCAAGCGGACGCTCAAAAACAGCAAGCAATAGCTGAAGGAGAAATTGCGAAAGAAAAAGTTCGTGGAGAACAAGATAGATTGACTGAAACTCTTAAAGGAGAAAATAGCATTAATCTTCAATACATAATAAATGCCGGAGCAACTGAGAAGCTAAATAAAATGCAATCAGATAAAGAGAAAAACCTTGCCGTCGCCGCTACGCATACAAGCCGAATTGCAGACCAAAAAGCAAAGGAAAAAGACCCAATTGACTTTGAAGGAGAAAAAGCCGAAATGGAAATATTTGAACAATAACACTCAAAACTAAAAATGAAAATAGATTCATATCCAAATGACAATAATATTTCCTTAGATGATAAGGTTACAGGTACAGATTCGGATGACAGTAAAAAAACTAAAAGCTATACGTTTAGAGCAATAAAAGATTTTTTAATATCACAAGGATTTATAGTTGAATATGATGTTAAATATGTTTTAGTAAGTACTTATTCGATAATGTTAGATATTCCAAATCCTCCAAATCTAATAATAGTTAAAGTACTCAATGATGAAAATAAAGGAATTGAAAATACAATTTACCATATATACCCCGATGGAGTTAGAATGTGGATTGCATCGATTAAAGACAATTAATTAAAAAAAAATAAAAATGACAAATAATTTTCCAATATCAGTTCAAAACCAGCCTATTGTAAATTTAAAACATCCTGAAAGAAACATAAGAGGAGTTTTATCGGTTTCTTCTGGATATATGACTTTTGATACATCTGGATACAATGCTATGAATGTTATTATTTCAAGTCCAAACGGAAACCCTAAAATAACTATTGAAGGAAGTGGTGATGGAATATTTTGGAGTGCAATACAGCCAGTATCTTTATCTTCAGTTCCATCTAACTTATCAGCAGCAGCAGGAGCTTCAGGATTCATAAATACAAATGGAGTTGGATTTTATCAAGTTGCAAAACCTGCAAAATTTATAAGGATTTCACAAGGTAGTATTTCCAACAATTCCTATACAACGGTGAATGTAATACTGTATAATGGAGTTGTGACACCAAAACAGCAGGATTTGCAAGTTCCAAATAATAATTCATGGTATTATACTGCTACGTCTGGTGGTATTGTAAACACAAGCCCAGTACTTTTAGTTTCTTCCCAAGTTGGTTCTTTTTTAAACGCTTTATTAACTTTGAATTTGTCAAATGCAGGCGCAACAGATACGGAAGTATTAATTCGTTCAAACTCAACGCTTGGAGGGGGTTCTCCAACGGTAGTTTTTAGAACATTTTTAAAAGCAGGTACTTCACAAAATATAAATTTTACCCCAGCATTAAGAACAACTATAAATCAATTATTTGAGGTTGTCTTATCGGCAACAGCAACAGTATATGTTAATGCTCAGGGTGTAATTGTAAACGGATAAAAATAAATAAAATGACAAAATTAACAGCACAAGATTATAATCAAGGAGTTTCATCTGAAATTAATTGCTTTGGCGACTCAATGACTTATGGAGCTGGAGCAGTTGGAACAAGTTTCTTAACATATCCACAACAATTGCAAAATATTTTATACCCACGATTAGTACAAAATTATGGTATAGGTGGTCAAACTATGGAACAAATAGCATGTAGGCAAGGGGCGAAACCGATATACTTGACTTTGAGCGGAAATGCTTTCAACGGAACAAACGATGTTTCAGTAACGAGTATATCAACACAATTCCTTTCAACAACTTCGGATACTACAACAAGATATGCCAGCGGAATATTAAACGGTGTTCCTTGTCTAATTACAAGAACAGTTGTAAGTACTGTTGAAACTTATGTAATTAGAGGTGCGAATAGCAGTGTTGCTACATTGCCAGCCAATAGCATATTTTATCCAGATTCAGCTTACAATGCATCGCCAACAATTCAAGTATTATGGTGGGGCAGAAATAATGTACCTAATTTAACTGGATTAGATACTTTAATAGATAAGGCTATCGAAATTATATCAAGCCCTAAAAGAGTATTAATTATAGGTGTAAAACCTTCTTTAAATGAAATCATAGGAAGTACTAATTATAATTCATGTATTGCTATGAATGCAATATTAAGCAGTAATTATCCTAATAATTATATCGAAATAACACCTCCAACAGTTACGGAAATGGCGTCAATAATGTACACCCCGACTACACAAGATAATATTGACATTGCAAATGGAGTATTTCCGACAGGAATGCATTCTGATAATACACATTTAAACGGTTTTGGATATAATATAATAGCGAATAGAGTAGCAAAAATGATAAAGTTGTATAATTGGTAATTATATAAAATAAATAATAGTAACTAATAAAAAAAACAATAATATGCCTGACAAGAAGAAAAAAATAATGGTAAAAGTTCCCAAAAAGGGAAATGTAGAAGCTGAAGAAGCTAAAAAAGGAATCTACGACAAAGAAACTGTTGCCGATGCCAAAGAAGAGGGATACAGTCCGAAAAGACTTTCCTCGGCTGTTATCAAAAAAATCGACGGAATTTCTGCATTCAATAAAAAGAAAGTAGAAGTTGAATCGATGGCATCTAAAGATAGTGTTGCCGGAGCCAAAAAAGCAAAATTCATGGGAATGGATGTTGTTGACCAAAGAAGAGCAGGAAATGTAGAGGCGAATAAGACACGAGTAAAAGAGGGAAATCCACAAGTTCTAAGAGGAAGAACAATGACCAAAACTTCTGATTACACGGATAAATACGCTCCTGACGGTACTGCTCCAAGTGTAGATAGTTACCAAAGAATGAAACCTCTTGAAAAAGATATGCCGGTAATTAACGCTAAAAAAAGTAATTCAGGAATAACTCTTACTCCTGTTAAAAACGATTCTGACAAGAAGAAAGCATAGTTATTTTTAAATAATAATGCGAGATTTTGTCAAAATCTCTAAAAAACTATGTAAATAATAAACGACAACAAACGTTTGTAATCGTTTATTATTTACATTTGTACTATAAATCAAATCAAATTTAAAAAGATGCCAGCAGACGAAACGATTATTGACGAGATAGTTACGGTTGAAACTCCGGAAACTAATATCAGTTTTTCTCCTGATAACGGTTCAGATTCAGAAATAGTAACTGATAGCATTGAGGAAGATGTAATTATTCCTGAAACAGAAGAAGTTATTCAGCCAGAAGTTACGGAAGAGGAAGAAGACGAATATGAAGAAAGAGAGCTAGACGAAGATTTAGCTATGGAATACTTGGCAAACTCAAAAGGAATGTCAGTTGATGAATTTAAAGAATCATTAACGCCAAAAGAGCAAAAGAAATATGCTCCTGAGATGGAGAAATTTAATGAGTTCATTGAAAAAACTGGTAATAAAGACTACAATGATTACTTAGAAACTCAGAAAGATTGGAGTGCAGAAAGTGCTGATGTAAGACTTAGAAATTACATAAAACTATCTAACCCTGACCTAACAGAGAGAGAAGTAAATCACTTGTATAATAAAAAATACAACACAGAAGACCTTGACGAAGACATCGACGAAGATGAAATACTCGAAAAAGGTATCAATGTGAAGTCGGATTTGAAGAAAGCGGATGCGTTTTTCGAGCAACGTAAAGAGGAGTTTAGCGCCGTTGGAGGTTCTGACGAGCATATTCCTTTGGAGTACCGAGAAGCAAAGAAACTCTTGGAAAGTCAAAAACAACAAGAAGAAGCATATTCTGTTGAGAGAGAAACTAGCAGAAATGATTTTATCTCAAAAACTGAATCTCTATTTAACAGCAATTTTGAAGGTTTTAAAATTCAACTGGGCGATGAGAAAATAGGTTTTGAAGAAATTTCCATTAAACCGGAAAATATCAATGAGATTAAGGAATTTCAATTAGACTCAAACAATCTTATTAAAAAATTCTTAGACGAAAATACGGGGAAATTAATTGACCCAAAAGGATACCATGAAGCGATTTACATGGCAAGTAACTACAAAGCAGAATTGAATAAAGCATACAACTTAGGGAGAGCCAAAGAACTTGAACTAAGCGATAAAACTTCTAAAAATATTCAACCTGACAATATAAGGAACTTACCAAACAATCAAAACACCGGTATTACTTTCTCTAAAGATTAGCTTTTTACTTGTTCCAAAAAAATTAGAAAACAATTTTAAAAAACAAAAGAAATGGGAGCAATCGCAGGAACACCCGCAGTAAGATATACGCCAAGCGCGACTAAAGTACCTACTGCCGCAAATTACTTAGATTTAACTGACCTTGATTACGGCGATCACCAATTGCCAGATTTGGACAAAACTCTTAATAAGAGATATGGTAGCCAAATGATTGAAGGATGGTTTGAAAAAACAGGTCGTAAAATCCCTTATGCAAGTGATGTTATCACATGGACAGAAGAGGACAGATTGACTCAACTTGCTTCAGGAGTAGCACGTACAGGAGATGTATTTACATTGGCTGACCATACTTTTAGAGTAGGTGAAGTTATTCAAGCATTTTTACCTGATGGTTCAGTTTCAAGACAAGGACGTATCTCGGCTACAACTTCTACTACTTTTACCGCTTCTTGTGGTGATTCAGCAGGTTGGACAGCTTTAGGAGCTACAGGAATTTCTTGTTTTGCTGATATTTCAGAGTTCTTAAAAGGTACAGCAGGAATGCAAGAATCTTTGAACACTAAATACCAACAATACACTACAAGAGGTACAATCACCAAAGAAATGGTTTCTGAGAACCGTACTAACATGACTCAGATTTCATGGTTGAAAGCTACTGATAATAGCTCAGGTGAAACTGTTGGGTATGTTTGGTACAACGTAAACAGAGAAAACGCTGAAAAACGTTTCAGAAACAAACGTGAGTCTGCAAACTTCAACTCTAAAGAGTGGGCCGGAGATTTAGCCGCTGCTGGATATAAAGGTCGTGAGGGACTTTTTGCTTCAATGGGTCAAGGTAATATCTACGCAGGATTCATTTCTGACAGAGCTGGTGCTGAATCTATGATTGACCGTTTGGAAAAACAAGGGCAATTGAGAGACAACATTATCTACGGAACTACTGCTTTCTGTTTTGCTCAAGATAAATTCTTAGCTGATACGAATACAGTTGGATTGTCTTACGGTTCGTTCCAAAACAACGCTCAAATGGCGTTAGACTTATCTTTCAAAGGATATACTTTAGGTGGTTATGAATTTAACTATTCTCCATTACAGTATTTGAAAGAAGCTACTGCTCAAGGAGCTATGGCCGGTGTAACTAAGGTAAATGGATTTTTAGTGCCA